GATCCTGCACTCTGCTTTTAAAGACGCACTGGTCCGTAAGTGCGGTATTGTGAAGTACTGGTGGGATGAGTCGGTTCAGGTCAGTGCTGAGTCGTTTTCTATGCTGGACGAGCAAAGCATGATGATGCTGGTTGAGAATCCAGACGTTGAGATCTCTGCTGTTCGTGAATATCCAGTGCCTGGAACAGAGCCAATGAATGAGGCTCAAGGCATCATGACTCCTCCTCCAATGATGTATGACGTTGAGATCAAGCGCCGCATCAAGTCAGGCAAAGTCAAGATTGAGGCATTGCCACCAGAAGAGTTCTTGATTGACCGCCGTGCCAAGTCAATTGATGAGGCCATCTTTGTTGGTCACCGCACAATGAAGACCGTAAGCGAGTTGGTCGCTATGGGCTATGACTATGACGAGATGGTCGAAGCATCAGGTAACGGCAACGACTTTGATAACAACCAAGAATATCAAGCTCGTAACCCGTTTGCTGTGATCAGCACATCGAATAACGGTGACCCATCAAGCAAGAGCGTTCTGTACATTGAAGGCTACCTGAAGGTGGACTTTGATGGTGACGGCATTGCAGAGTTGCGCCGTATCTGCACCATCGGCACAAGCAACAAGGTAATCCGTAACGAAATCGTTGCTGAACGACAGTTTGCTGACTTCTGCCCAGATCCAGAGCCACACACCTTCTTTGGTATGTGCCCTGCTGATGTGGTCATGGACATTCAGCGTATCAAGTCCAATGTCCAACGTGGCATTTTGGACTCCTTGGCCCAAGCCATCCACCCCCGTACAGCGATTGTCGAGGGTCAGGCCAACATGGAAGATGTGCTGAATACAGAAGTCGGTGCTGTTATCCGTATGAGAGCGCCAGGAATGGTTCAGCCTTTTGTCACTCCTTTTGTTGGTCAAGCAGCATTCCCCATGCTGGATTACTTGGATGACATCAAACAGACCCGTACAGGCATTTCCAAGGCTGCTGCTGGCCTAGATGCTGATGCACTGCAAAGCACCACCAAGGCTGCTGTTTCTGCCACCGTCAATGCTGCTCACCAGCACATTGAGATGATTGCCCGGATCTTTGCTGAAACGGGTATGCGTAAGCTGTTTACAGGCATCTTGAAGTTGGTTGTGGAAAACCAAGACCGCGCCCGAATGATCAAGTTGCGTAACACCTTTGTGCCAATTGACCCCCGTTCTTGGGATGCCAATATGGATGTCATCGTGAATGTGGGTGTTGGTGACGGAACAATTGAAGACCGAATCAATATCTTGAATCAAGTGGCAATGCGTCAGGAAATGCTAATTAAAGAAACCGGACCTAATAATCCTGTTGTTTCTGTACAACAGTACACCAACACTTTGACCAAGATGCTTCAGTTGGCTGGAATTAAGGATTCGCAGAATTACTTTAATCAGTTACCTGCTGACTTCCAATTGCCCCAGCCTCCAGAGCCAAAGCCCACTCCAGAGGAAATGCTGGCGCAGGTACAGGCCCAATCTATTCAAGCTGATATTCAAAAGAAGGCTGCTGAATTGCAGTTGGACCGTGAAAAAGCATTGTTGGCAGATGACCGGGAACGTGATCGTATTGAACAAGATGGAATCTTGCGTAGATATGAGCTAGAATTGAAATACGGTGTACAAATTCAAAGTGCAGAGATAAATGCTGCAATGAATAAAGACCGAGAGTTAATCCGTCAACAAGCTGCAATGAGTCCAGTGCCTCAACAGCCCCAACCTATGATGTGACATGGATGATTTAGAAATTAACCTCGCAAGAGGTGACAGAGCAAAACTTCTACTAGAGGACGAACTTCTAGTAGAAATGCTGAAGAAGATTGAGGATGATTGTTACCGTGAGATTCGGGCCTCCAAGTTAATGGAGGGACCAATTAGAGAGCAAGCGTATTTGCTTCTAACCACGGTAGATATTCTGCGATCTAAGCTGCGTTCTGTTATGGATACCGGAAAGATGGCAGAAGTTGCTTTAGCAAGAACTCGTGGTCGTCCCCGTAAAAATCCAGATTTCAATTAAGAGGAAAATATGTCCGATAACGCACAAGCAGTCGGTTCGATTACAGTAAACCAAGCAGCACAAAGCTTTGCTTCCATGCTAGACACCCAAGAGGGCGTTGACACTGGAGCAGAGGTGCAACCAGAGGAGGAGCAATCCGAATCTGAGTCTGAAGAGGTGGAATCTGCGGAGCCGCAAGATGAAACAGAGGAAGTCTCGGAAGAAGTAGAAGGCGAAGACGAAGAAGCCGAAGAGCAACCCCGTAAGGAACAGAAATTTGTCGTCAAAGTTGATGGCAAAGAAATCGAAGTCCCGAAGGATGAGTTGATCCGAGGTTATCAACGTGAAGCTGACTACACACGGAAAACGCAGAAACTAGCAGAAGAGCGCAAATTTGTGGAGTCTGAGTTTCAGCAAGTACGTGGTGAGCGTGAGCAATATGCTCAGATATTGGGGCAATTACAGCAAAAATTGCAGGAGTTTGAGCCACCAGAGCCTGATTGGAACCGTTTAGAAGTTGAAGACCCGACTGAATATGCCCGTCAATGGACATCACATCAGCGGCGTAATCAACAGAAGTATGCGATTCAAGCAGAGCAGATGCGGTTACAACAAATGCAACAAGCTGAAGCACATAAGCAGATCCAATCTGTTTTGGCACAAGAAGTTGTTGCTTTGAAAGAGAAAATTCCCGAGTGGAGTTCTCCAGAGAAGGCCAAAGCAGAAGGTAAAGCTTTGATGGAATACGGTCAGAGCATGGGCTTTTCCGAGCAGGAACTGAACGGCATTACTGATTCACGGGCATTGCTTGCACTCCATAAGGCGTGGAAGTATGACCAGATGGTTAGTAAGCGTCCAGAACTCCAAGCAAAGATTAAAAAAGCACCACGCATGGCAACTCCAGGTTCAGTGGGTAGCGTGAGTTCCAAGTCTGGTGATATTAACAACGCAAAAAAACGTCTTGCACAGACCGGAAGCGTCAGAGATGCCGCATCCCTTTTTGAAAAGTTCATCTGAGGATTTATCATGGCAGCAATTACCAACACCTACACCCGATATGACGCTAAGGGCATTCGGGAAGACCTCTCCAACGTGATCTATCAGATCTCGCCAGAAGAGACTCCATTCATGAGCAACATTGGCCGTGAGAACGTGTCCAATACTTTCTTTGAGTGGCAAACAGACGACCTCGCATCTGCCGTTACTACTAACGCCCAGATCGAAGGTGATGACGTTACTACCTTTACAGCCGCAACTCCTACAGTTCGTTTGGGTAACTACACCCAGATCAGCCGTAAGGATGTGATCATTGCCGGTACTTTGGAAGCTGTTGACAAAGCTGGTCGCCGTAGCGAACTGAGCTATCAAATGGCTAAGAAGTCTGCTGAGATCAAGCGCGACATGGAAGCCACAATGCTGGCCAACCAAGGCGCTGCTGCTGGCTCCACTTCTGCTGCCCGTACAACTGGTGCGTTGCTGGCCTTCTTGAAGACCAACACCAACGAAGGTACAGGCGGTGCTGATCCGACTTACACAACCATTCCCACTGATGACCGTACAGATGCCACTGCTGGCGACTTGCGTTCATTCAGCGAAGTGTTGCTGAAGGACGTTATCCAGAAGGTCTGGACACAAGGCGGTTCTCCTTCCATCGTTATGGCTGGTCCTGTTAACAAGCAGAACCTGTCTAAGATGGCTGGCATTGCTGGTCAGCGTTTCAACGTCACTGGTCCCAAGCCATCGACCATCATCGGTGCAGCCGACATTTACGTTTCCGATTTCGGTAACGTGAGCATTGTTGCTAACCGCTTCCAGCGTGAGCGTGATGTGTTCGTGGTTGATCCAGAATACGCAAGTGTCTGCTTCTTGCGTCCTTTCCAGACAGTCGAACTCGCCAAAACAGGTGACGCTGAGAAGCGTATGCTGTTGGTTGAGTGGGGCTTGAAGGTGAAGAACGAGAAGGCCCACGGCGCTGTTTATGACCTGAATAGCACGATTCAGGCTTAATCAAAAAGGGGTGGGCTAATTACCCACCCTTTTTTTATCCTCTTACGACCATGACATCTAAACTTTTTGACTTTGATCCCATCACGGGAACGAAAAAAATGTGGCATTACGATGATGCTACAGATGAGGCAGTGATCGAAACCATCATTGATGTATCAGGCGTTGTTGCTGATAACCAACAGAAATTCAATCAATTTGATGAAAGAGCCAACTGGAAGGGTGATATGCATCATGTTGCATCCATTCCTATGGCGCTCTTTTATAAAATGAAAGCTGAAGGAAAACTTGATGACCAAGCTTACTT